CTTACATAGCAATATGTTTGAAAAATAATCCCATTGAACTGCTGGGAACCCTTAAAGCCAATCTTACCACAGCGTAAGAGCGAACAGCTCTAAGCGCGATGGTTACGAAAGTAGAAAGAAAAGGTTGGATGGCACATGGTCAAATCCTAAATGCCATTACAATAGGCAATCAGCAGCCAAGCTCCGAACAGGAGAAGGTTCAACGACTAAGAGGCCGCAAGCGTTTGGCGGTCCTGTGGTGGGCATCCCTACGGGGGATGAAGATATAGTCTGTGCTCTTGTGAAAGCAGGAGGGCAAAGCCGGTATGAGGGTAGCGCCTCATTAGATTGATTTTTTAAGAACAAAAGGATAGAGGTTATTTGATGTCTAAACTTGTAGATTTAACAGGAAATAGATACGGGAAGCTCGTTGTTATGGAGAGAGCAGAAGATAGAGTTCAAAGTAACGGAAGACATCGTGTGTTCTGGAAATGCCATTGTGATTGTGGGAAAGATACTGATGTTCTGGGTGATAACTTAAAGCAGGGACGTACAACGTCTTGTGGTTGTCACAGCGCTGAACTAATATCACAGGCGAGATCTACGCATGGCGATACAAAAACAAAGTTGTATGGTGTTTGGTGCGCTATCAAAAC